ATTTTAGCATATAATGGCAAATAGCTTCTTTGTAATTTATTCTTAAGAGCATAAAGTTTAACTAAAACTTCTTCAGGAGAATAGTCATAAACTTCTTCTACTTGTGGTGTATCCCACTCATCATCTATACCAGTCGGTGTATTAATTCTATATGTTAAAGAAAAACGTGAAGTCTTTTTGGCAGTTCCACTTGGCTTATTAATTCCAGTTGAACCGTTAACGCTATATCCTGGACTATCAACATCTGTTACTGGAACAGCACGCAATTTACCAAAATTCTGAGACTTATTATTAATGTCTAACCAATATTCTTTAATTGTTAGATTATTATAGCCATAGAATTTAACAGCATTAATTAAGGCTTTATATGTACCAACGTATGGCTTAATATTGTGACCCTCTAAAAGCATTTCTTTTCTCTTGGCATTTAGCAAGATCCAATCTGTACCAACTTCGTCGATGTCGTGATCTTTAAAAAGACTCATATCACCCTCAGGAATACTCATTCCTAGGTTATCTAAAAGAACACCTAAACGCTCATCTTCTGCAACTGTTTCACCATATAATTTAATATAAGCAATAACTTGTCCAGTTGACATAACCAATTCTAACCATCTAAGGTGAGAACCTTCAGTTTCAGACTGAAGTGCTAAATTAAAAATAATAGCCTCTTCGTGGATGTTTGAAAGTAAAGGGACAATTTTGTAAGAAGGATTTGTATGAGTTGCTATTGTTGATGCATCAATCGCAAGATCTTTTTTGATTAGTTTACTAACTTCCAAATCATTATTTTCACCTAAAACGGTTTCAAATAAGAATATGTCATCACTCGTATAATTGTTGGTAACTAATCTTGCAGTAATAGTGGCTGTTTCGCCATTTCCAGCAATAGGTTTAACGTAATGAATATTTCCATCAACGTCCTTTACCTCTTCTACGATCGCCAAAGAAACAGTTTCAAAAAGTCCAGTTGAAACCTCATTTAAATGAATACTACCCGTCCAGATATTATCTGTCGAGTTGTAATCAAAATTCAATATACCTTTAGTACCGTTGAAAAATAAATATCTTGAGTGATCTTGTAAATTCATTATTCTATATCGTAGTCTTTGTCAACAGTAAAGGACTTAAACAATTTAAGTCTTCTAACAGCTTTAATTTTTTCATAAACAAAATCATTTATAAAATCTAGAAAATCAGCCATAACTTCATTTCTATAAATATGTGGAGATACAGATCTTTTCATGATTTTATCTTTGTAATCATAACCTGTATTTTTTCTATCGTCTTTAGAACGCTTTGCTGTTGTATAAAGTTTTGTTAACTTATATCTATATAAACCGTCATAAATTGTCTTTGCCATCTGTTAAGTTTATATTTAAAGCATTTTTCTAGTTGCAGCTTGTAACTGTGTAAATACCGTTCTTTGTACTGGTGGTTCATCAAAATAAACTGATAAACTTGCCATCTGATTTAATGCTGGGCTATCTTTTACTACCGCATTATCTCTGTCATACCAACCACCTCTAAATAAAGCAAGATCTTGTTTTTGTAAGATAATATCACCATATTTGTCTAGTCCAATGTATTTATCAAATCCAACGGGGTTAGGTTGTCCTGCAATTAAGTTAACTTTTTGAATAGTTTCTGATTTTTCAAAGAAGAAATATCTTTGTTTACCATTGCCTATATCTTTTAATAAAGGAGTCGAAGGAGTAACTTTTATTGTTTTAACATAATAGTAACCCAATCTTCTAGCCTCTTCTTCGAGTGCTGAAACAAACTGTACATTGACCGCATCAATACCTTCTACTGCTTCTAATAAAGCAATAATATCAGATTTTGGTAATTTGTCTCTTCTTGTTATATTCAATAGATACTCACTCATCTTAGATCTAACCTCTTTAAAGATTTGATTCTTATCAAAGCCTTCAAAATATCTAACATAAATATCCATTCTGTATTTTTTAATGGTAGGCGTAACAAACTCAATATCTGTAACTACCATTTGTTGACCTGAGTCTTCAATAGTTTTTTGAATAGCAGCTTGTTCAGTTGCAGTAAAAGTAAATTCTTCAACAGGCAATGCAAAATAATCTTGGGTGCCTGTTAATTTTCTTTTAGCATCTGGTAACATAAATAAGTAAATTACGTTATCATCATCCAAATATCCATCGTCTGTTGTGTTATATGCATCTATATAAGAGAATGAGTTGTATCTTGATAAGAAGTGTTCATAGTTTTCTGGTGTAGCTAATACAAATGATTTAGAAGCTAACGGCGCGATTAATTTAGTGAATTCAGTAGATTCTGGATCTCCACCCATTTTAGGTGCAGAAACAACTTCAAAATCAAGAACTTGATTCAAGTCATACGGATTTCCAACTGAGTCAGTTCCTTCTGTAATCCATTTAAATGTAATATCTTTGGCATCACCCAAGTTACCTAAAGTACCATCGTGTTTGATGTATTCAACACCGATAATTGCACCAGCAGGTGGAATCATACCAAAGTTTCCATTTCCAAAATAAAGATCTAATCCTCCCATAATACCTGTTTTAATAAGGTATCCTTTAGAATCAGAGTTCATTTCATATAATGAGTTATAAGAAGTCCAAAGTTCGCTGTTAACGGTAATTCTAACTGTGTCATGTCCAGTTGCACCAGACACTTTAACATTAAATGATTGTAATCTCTCACCTGTAGCAGTTAATGTTTGGCTTTCTAATTTACCTTGTATAATTGGGGCATTAATATAGCCAGAGAAATTCTTATCAAGTCTAAATTGATCTCCATTTGTTCTAACTAAATAAACTAAACCATTTGCAGGAAAAGAAATTTCAGCATTAGCTGGAATAGTCAATGCATCACCAGCAATATCACTGGTAACACCTGGTTTCCATCTAAATTTAATTTGTCCAGTTGCACTAAAACCTCTAGTTGGATCGTGACCTGCTAATCTTGCTAAACCATAAATACTTTCAGTTTGTTGCGCAGTATAAATATTTTGTTCAACTAAAGCATCTTCAATATAGAACATTATAAGTTGACCAAGTTCTGAAAGAACTAATAGGATTTGAGCGTACGGCGACGCAGCAGTGAAAAATTCACCGGTTCTTTTGTAAGCTCTAGAAATATAAGTTCTTGTATCTTCAAAAATCTGAGAAGATTGTATTCTAGCTTTGTTTAAAATTTTAAAATCTGCCATCTCTTGTTTAATTTATTACAGCCCTAACAGCATATTGATTATTTATAACAACGTCAACTGTTGCAATTACAACATCGCCTTCTTTCCAGAATTTTGCAACCACTTCCGTGTTATATTTTTGAGCCAATGGGCAATAAGTAGCCAATTGTCTTTCTATAGAAGCCTGAATCGTTTCTTCATTTAAGTTAAACTCAAACAATAAATCTTCTAAGTTAGCACCAAAGTTTGGATCACCAAGAACATCTCCTTTTGTTGTAAAAAGAATCGTTTCGATCTGCGTAAGAAGTTGTGCAATTTCTGTTTGAGATTGCAACTTCTTTGGATCAAAATTCGGATCATCTAATGTTCTTATGTAAAGTTCCATACTATGTTACTATATATTTCATTAAGAATGCATCATCCAGTCAACACCTTCGTCGCCTTTGATTTCTTCTATAATTTTTTCTAATTCATCTTCACCCATAGATTTGATAACATCAGCATTAAGTTTAACTTCACCTGGTAAATTGTAATCAAAAATACTCAATTTAGCACCTAATGAAACTTTAATTTTTGCTGAACAATATCTAAAGAAGATTTCATCTTCAAATAATGCACAATCTGGAATAGTTTGGTAAACCTCTAAAATCAAGTGACTCTTTGGAGTTTCACCCATAATTTTTAAGTTTCTAGTCAAATTACTATAGTTAAACGAAATTGTATTGTTAATAATCTGACGAGCCATATCATAATAACTTTGCTGAACTACATAATACTGTAAGTTTTCAGCTGATTTAATATCATAAGTACCTTGACCTAACATACCACCAAATAATAAACGGTCGATGTTAAAGTCACCTTTAGTAAAACGAACGTCTGTACCAGCACCATAATAAGAACCTACAGGATAAACACCGTATACTGCAAAGACAGCTCCTGAGCCATCTAATGCCGCTCCAGGAAGAGTTAAAGATCTAGTACTTAAGTATGTTGGTGTTACAAAATACTCTTCAGGAATAACTAAGAAATTCTCTTGCACAGAGTACTCATAATTCTTATAGAACCATTTCTTAGCTCTTTGAATAATATTATAAATTTCTTTTTTAGGCAGATTCATTGGAATCATACATGCTCCGGTAATATCATCCGCTAATTCAATCATAAAATTGTTTAAACAATTGGGATCATATTCCCTAGGGAGACCCATGTCTTCTAAATCTTGAGCTGTAATATCAGTCATTTTATTGCATTTCTATTTTTTTGCTTTGTACGATTTCAACATCAATGAAATCAGCTTTATGTGTATATCTTCCTTCTCTAAATATTCCACCTTGCATTTGACCTTCGAAATAACCGTCTATGCCAAAGACATAGCAGTTTTCAGCAAATACACTTTGAGAAACATAACAAGATTGAAGCTTACTTTCTTTTACATTAGTACCTTGAAACAAAGCACAAAATTTAATATCAGATCCTTCTATTTCGCAGTTGTAAAAATCACTGCTAAGAATAGATCCTCTAATTTTACAATCCACAAACTCATAAACTTCAAGCTCAAAACACATTTTCATAAATGCATCTTTAATTTGAATTTTACCAGCATCTGTGTCATAATTGATTCTACCACCTTCGATTCCACCATGAGTAAATAATTTAATTACTCGATCTCTGATTTGTGGCCAATACATATCAACAATAACATCACTGTCATCCATGTCAATAGTTAACTTAATATTACTATCAGCCGTAAATAACTTTCTCCAGTCTTTACGACCTTCGATTACGTTTTTATTTAACTCAAGAATTCTTTTTAATTCAAGTTTATTATTAGGCGTAAATCCAGGATTTTCAGTAGCGTTCCACATTTGCAATAGGAACACATCTGTTAAATGCAAAAGATCTGTGGTTCTGTCTTGATAATCTTTACCACCCAAATAACGAAATTCTAAATAGCCCTTTTCTGCTTTAGAAAAGTTAATGCCATAATATTTAGACATTGGATACTCAAAATTCATCTGTGAAATGGTGTTTCCATCAAAGTAGAAGTTTTCAGCTCTTGGTAAGATCCATTTAATGGACTTAGCATATACCGAATTTTCTCTATTTGGGAAGAATTTATAAACTTGTGGCTCATTAAAGTCAAGAATAAACTTTAAAACGTTCATTTTCTTGATTCTATAAGGATCACCAGTTTGCTTAATATCAAACGAACAGTTAATATGAATAGCTGATCTGTCAGTTGTATAACCGTGTTCTTTTATATAAGTAAGCACTTTAATAAGAACCATTCTAGCATCTTGATACGGTAAAGCACCAGTCACTAATTCAAGCATGTTCTTACCACCTGACATATCAGGTTCAACTTTAAACTTTTTATCTGTAGGCTGAAATTCACTATGTGCTTTGGTACCTACATAAATATCACGACCCAGAAGAGACTTAAGTTGTTTAACTGCCTCGTCTAGGTCGTAATTTGAAAAGAATTCGAACTCGAAGCCGATTAAGGCTTTAAAGAGAATGTCTTTGTTATGGATGTTTAACATATTTAGAGATTATAATACTATCTTTCAAGTATATATCACCCCCTTTTAAACATCTATTAAGAAATAAGTTTTAAGAATACTTTTTTGGTAATTTCTTCAATTCTTGAGATTTCTACTTGCACTTCTTGATTCTTTGCATAATCTTTGATAGCACCCTCTGGCAATTCACTTACGTGTAATAAACCAATAACACCTTCTTCGATTGCAACAAACATACCGTAATCTTTAATAGACTTAACAATACCAGTTACTCTTGCAGGAATCTTGTATCTTTCTGTGATACCATTCCATGGATCGTTGTGGATCAACTGAGTCAATGTAATCTTAGTATCAGAAATGATTTCTTTTACTTTAAACTCAATAGCATCTCCTGGATTAATTTCATGTTTTCTTAACTTAGCAGCATGTACTTCATCCAAGTCATTGATGTGGATCATACCAGTTAAACAACCATTGAATTCACAGAATACACCGAATTTAGCACTACCAGTAACAAAACCTGTAATAACTTCATCTTTTGCATTTCTAAGATCTTCGAGGATCGAAGGAACCATTGCTTTTAAGTAAGCTCTGTGTGAAACAACTACTGTGCCTCTTTCAGCTGAGAATGAAATAGGAACTACATACATATCAGTTCCAATTATAGAACTAAAGTCATGTAATTTATTCATACCGGCTAAAGATCCTGGCATAAAGCAATCGATACCATTAATAGTTACAATATAACCACCTTCGGGGATCATTTGTTTAACTAGACCGGCATAAGCGATATTGTTGTCAATATTACTCATTAACTCTTCAAAGATAGCATGTTGTACACCTTGTTCAATTGAACCTACAACAAAGTCTTCACCTTTACTTCTGTTTCTAACGATTTTAACCGAAGTTTTATCCCCTGTTTTTAAATCATTTGCAACTTCTTTTTCAATATTAACATAGACTAATTCTCTATAATCAACATCGATACTCATCCAATTGCTTGAAATTCCATAAACCTTACCTTCGTAAACTTTACCAACTTCAAGAATAAACTTGTTATCAAAAACACTAGCTGAACCAATCATCATATTGTATAAATCTTGCGCATAAGACGCATGAGAAAATACTTTGTCAGTTGGATTTTTTAATTTAATGTGGGGATTTATGGTTCTTTTTGGTTTTGCTTCGTTTTCGAAAGCGTCCCAATTAAATTCACCGTTAGGAAGATACCATGCTTCGTCTTTGTTGTGAGCATCTAGGTCTACAACTTTTTTCTCAGATGGTGTGATTGTTACAAGGCTTTCTAGACTGATTGCCTCGATTTTGTTTTTTTCGCCAATTCTAATTTTTGGTGTCTTAGAATTGTCTTGATTTTTTTGTGTCATTTATTTTTATTTAGAAGTGATGAGTTATATATCCGATTACTTTTTAGTCCCATGTTTAATCTTATCGAGTTTAGCTAATTCTCCTTCTATAGCAATTACACTAGTAGGAAGAGGAGGACTGCTTGGTCCAGCTGGGGTTGGATGTGTATGTTTATTAAATTCTTTCATAAACTTGTTAAGAGTTTGAAAAAGAGTTTCACCATTTACACCAGGTTCTGCTTTATCTGTTGGACTTGTAGCCATATAAATATTTTTGGCATTGATAAGAATATCACCATCCTTATCAAATTTTATCATAGGATCTTTGTCTTTGGCTTTTCCTGTTGTAATTACAAGACCATCCTCTTTTGACCAATAAATTCTAATATTTCTTTCAGCATCATAAACTAATGATACTACATTATGTGGTTCAGAAGCAGATTTTAGAATATCATCCTTAAGATTTTTATTCTGATCTGCATGGACCCAATATTCTGGCATATAAATGTTACCATTATCAAATCTAGCAGCCACTATATCTCCGATTCTTGGCACAACATGTTGTCCTGGATTAGTTCGATTCATAGGAAAGGCCCAAGGCATGTCAGCAGCAGCTAATAAATCAAACTTGCCGTAAATTTTCACTTTACATCTGCCTAGAAACTCAGGGTCTTTGTTGTCTACGACTTCACCTAACCAATGAGTTGTTCTTAGGTCATCAGATCCTAATTCTCTAATGGTTTCCATATACTATGTATCAAATTTATTATAATCCGTATGCGTTACCTAAATTGTTTTTAGGTTTTGCAGGTGTTTGAGCTATATCACCAACAACATTAGCTATTGAATTAATAGAACCTTGTCTAAGCGCATCTCTAAAGGTACGTGTATCACTATACACATTACCCATAAATACATTGGCAGTTAAACCATTCACCATATTTTGTACTTGATTAGCACCTCTTGCGACAGCACTATCAACAAATCCAGAAAGATCATCACCAATTCCAGATATAGCATCAGTTGCTTGATCTACAATATCACCTAATGGTCCAGGAAATCCATTACCAGCTTTTTTATCTTCTAAGCCAATCTGTTTATCCATAATACCATTTAAATATTTAGCATCATACGTATGAATTCTTTCATACGATATTTCAATATTAGGCAACGGAGATTCTGCTTTGGACGCGCTCAATTCAGCAAAAATATCTTTTCCAGATGTTAAAGCAAATTCAGCTAAACCAACTCTAAACGCAAAGAATGGTAAATTATCACCAGTCACTGCATCATTTTTCTTATTTACACCAAATGCTGTTTGTAAAAAACTTGAAATAGATCCGTTAGCCGAAGTAGTTTGAATCTTTCTAATTTCAGAAACATAAACAATCATTGTAAACTTTCTAAGATTATCAGGAACTACCCAACACCATCTTTCTTCATCCCACATAGCATCTCTGTATAAATCCATCATACCAGAAACCATCAAGTTTAAACTTTCTAAACAACCTATCGTTAATTTGGCCTCATCTCCACCTCTATATGGTTCATTGACATTATAATTAAGAAAGTTTTCAGCACCTGTTAATGTTTGCCAAAACCATGGCATTTGACTATTAATTAATCTTAGAGTTTTAGCAAATTCTTTTAACGAATTAGCACGTCCCTCATCTTTGATATAATTCTTAAGATAGTAAGCAGCAGTACCAACAGCTGGATTGTCTGACAGCGCGTCAGCTAATAATGGCGACATATTACCATCATCGTATACAAATTGAAAGAAGAAAGTTAAATAAGTAGGATCTTGAATATACTTATTTCTTTTTTGACCTTTTCTAAAGTCATTAATATATTTGTTATTCATTTTTCATTATTTCTTTTTAGATGGTAATTGGTTTAATGATACAGGCCATTCTCTTCTAAGTAAATGTAATCTCTGTTTCATACCACCCTCTTTAGTATATTTATAAACGATTGAACCAACTAAATAGTTTCCACTTAACAAATCATTTATTTTAGCTGTGTTAGCATTTTCTCCAGCTTCATTAGGATTTTGTTGAGGATCTTGTTTTGCACCATCAAAATGAGTTTCTTGCATTCCAACCTCTTTTAATCTTTCGTCTTTTAGATCCACAATACTTTTCTTCTGAGCACTGTGTTCGTATATAACTACTGGAACCTTTTGAAATCTATAAAAAGCATTATCATTAGTACCTAGTTCAATAACCAATTGCATCTTTTCAAGTTCCGCCATGTTAATTATATTCTGAACTACGCTATAATTATAATTTAAATGGTTATTCTTTGCTTTTGCATTATCACTATAAAATTGACGACCCAAAAACTTATGTTTACGTTCTAACTCATATACAGCTTTACCACCAGAACCATATCTTCCCTTTAGAGGACTTTCAATAGGCTTTAAATCTTTAGTAGTCATCGCTTCAATTTTAAACTCTCTTAATTTCTTTTCTTGGTCTCCCTCGTCATAATATTGAACGCCTCGAGAATAACCTTGTCGCGTTACGATTCTAGCAGAATTATTTAAAACAGTATATGTTTCAATATGATTAGACATACCTTTAAGATTTAAATTATTTGTTAGCATTAATTTACTTAACGTCTTGTCATTTTCAGATTTTTTTATATCAACTGAAGTATCTTGTAAGAACGTCATAAACGCATCTTCGAAATCAGCTTTAATATTAAATTGAGCATTAACATCAACAAAATTTAAATAGTAAAATTGATCAATATGAAATGTTTGAAATGATTCCTCGCTAATATATGAAGAATCGACAGTATCTTTAATAAAATCTATTCTACTAGAATATGGAAGAATTCTTTTCATAGAATCCTTTGGCGTAGTAATATTACTTGCTAATCCAATTTTTAAATCAGTTGCTATTTTCTCCAAATGATCTAAACTTGTACCTTCGCCATAACTTTTGCAATCTTCACTAAACAAACCTGGAATACTGCAGATTCCAGTAATTCTATAAATAGGTGTATCCATATCGCCAAAAACAGGATCTGCAAAAACATCGAGAATATCAAAATCCATTCTAACAGATTTATAAGTGGTTGGACTCTTAGAAGCTATTCTAACATTAATAAGTGCACCGTCTCTCGGATAACTATCAATCATAAAAATATTTCTAGTATCTTGAAATACCAGATATAATCTAGGAATATCACCTGTTAATTCTAATTCAAAATTAAGCAAATCTTCATCATTTAATGTGTATCCATTTACAATAATCATCGGTATAAGATCACCGACACGCTTGCTTGGAACCTGCGAAGGACCAGCCGCAACATCTTCTGCCATGTTCTTAATTTGAACTTCATCAAGAACTAATTTAGGTTCGGTTATTGTTAATATATTACTTGATACTGACATTAATTACCAAGATTATTGTTAACGTTTGTTGCTAAAGAGGTCTCATTAACAATTAGTGAATCACCAACAACGTTTATTCCAGTATTCATGTCAGATGCTTGTAAAGATATAACATCACCCTTAATTACAACATCAGTTTCACCTGATTTTATAATATTTGGTGGTAAATTTTCTTTACTACCATTGGGTTTGCTAGCTGATCTTTTTTTCAAGAATGCAGCTCTGGTTTTATCTTGCTTATTCATTCTTTTAGCATCTAAGAATTGTTGTCTAATTGGATTTTCTTTTGCATCGGGTTTCATCCATTTTAGGGTTTGACCTGAAAGATCTGGAATTTCTAAAATCATTCCAGGTGCAATTAAAAATGGATTAGAAATACCATTCCATTTTAAAATACGGTCAATGTGATTAACATTACCATAATATTGTTTAGAAATCTTGTCAACTCGCATCGCGTCATCATCAGATACCAAATGGTATTTCGTTACTCTAATATTCTTAACGAATATCATTGTAGGTTCTGTCATAACGACCTTGTCGTTTAAGATTCTTTTAGTTGATATTACCTGTGTATCCATTATCCGTTAGCGAAATCTTTCATTTTTTTGTAAAAATCAGTACTTTTATTGCTATCATCAGTGATTGTAACTTCATCATCATAAGTACCTCCACCTGTTGCAGAACCACCTCTGGCTCCAGATGCTCCACGTCCTTTAGATTTATTATCTCCTTTTTGAGCATACTTTTTGCCGTATATGTCAACCACAGTTTCTTGATCTGTATTTTTATCACCTTTGGGTGTTAAATAAATTCTACCTCTACCTGCATTGAACATAGACTCAATATCACCCTTATCTCTATATCTACCAGGCTTAAGAGTCACTGTAACCTTTAACTTACTTGGAAAATCTTCATAACCTAATGGACCTTCAAATTCAAAATCAGAACTTGTACATGTTAAATTACCAATTACCGCAATAGGATTTAATGGATTTCCAACAGTTAAATGCCACGCTCCAGTAGAATCACCCGTTAAGAATGCTCTCGCCGCTTGTGTACCACTTGGTTTACCAAATAAGTTCATTAAAGATCCACCTAATAGGTTTCCACCTAATTTTTTAAGTGCTTCCATTGGATTTCCACTCATTAAACCTGAGGCTGCATTCTTTAAACCGCCCATTAATCCAGAGAAAAATCCAGATATATCACCGCTATATAATTTATCCATTCCTGGAAATGGTTGTTTAACTGTACCGCTTGACGTATATCTTGTAGCTCCTCCCCAGAATGGTGCATTATTATATGTTAGAACTAGCATATTGGCCATTATGTCTAACATCGCTATTTTTGGATCAACTTTTCCAATAGATCTTAAGTCATAATGAAATACAAGTTTAATTTCTTGTCCAAATGTTAAACCTTCTTTTCTAACCCTAACATTTTTAATAATGTTATATGGTCCTAATGCTTTATTTGGATATGTTTCTACCAAAGGATCCCAACCAGAACCATGTGCCTCAGTATTTGCAGCTTGTCCAGGATTAATTCCTTTCATGGTATTTTCAACATTAGAAAGGAATGGAGAACTATTAATAAAACTACCAACTGCGCCTCTATTGGGTTCATTCGGTGTAATAGTTTGAACTTCTGAGTCTAGATCGTCCCAATTAAATCCAACATTAAATTTTAAAATTTCAGATAACTTATTTTCAGTTACTTCACTCATCCATGTAATTGCTCTCGCAACATCAGCTTGTTCTTTTTTAAGAACATTACCTTTATCATCTAGTGCAGTTGCATTAATAATATCATCTTCGGTTGGTGTAGGAAATCTTCTTAAAGTCAACATATAATTATTAGGTATTTTACCATAATAAGTACAATATGCAAAATCTCCAGAAGTATATTGATAACCTTGTGCAGTATTTTCTCTGCATTTTCTAATAATTACGGCAGCTGTCGGATTTAATTCTTCTGATGCAGCTGTGTATAATGATGTTGTATATAATTCTTTACCAGCGCCCCAAATAGCTTTATCACCAGTGGGTTTAGAATCTAGGGGTTTACCTTTATAAGATACTAAAGACCATTTATTGATTACAGAATAAGGAGCGTCTTTGTCGATTTTTGTTTCAGTGTTTGCTCCAGCTTCTAATTTATAGCCAGTGGGTTCATCCATCTTACTATATGCATTTTGAGCCCATTGTTGTGTTTTAACAATAGTGTCATTTGAACCGGCCATTTGAGTAATTGCATTTGCATTATTAGTCAAACCAGCTACTGAAGCATAACCTCCTCCACTTAGTGCATTTTTAGCACCAGCTAAAGGTGATGAATCTCCTGTTGTTGGATCAAAAGCTGAAGTTGCATTGGTATCGATAACGAATCCGCCCATTTAGAATAAAATATTTTTATCGGTTTGGGTTATATATCTTGGAGATATTATGTTATCATATTTTGTCGAGCTCAATGCTCTTGGGTCTATAGAGTAATTTGTCAAAATAGTCTTTGTCTTTTGGTAATCTGTCACCTAAAAAATTCTTAAGGGCTATTTCATAAAGACCACGAGTTTGAAAGTAGTATTGTCCATTTTTGTATGTAAAGCGATTGGACAGCTCGTATATTTCCTTTAAGCGTTTCTCAATCATGAAGTCCTGGAGCTTCCTAAGCAGCTCAAAGATCGCATGTTGTGTGCTTGTACAATAGATTGAATCTACTACCACCAGATAGCTTTTCCAATTTGGACCACCGACAGCTTGTAGAAGATCTTCACGAGTTTTGTAAAGTTCTCTTTTAAGATTGATGCGGGTGTACTTACTAGCATTTAAATCTTTCTTAAAACTAGATTGAAAAAAGAAGCGTTTAAGGAAATCTATATCATCAAAGAATTCGATGATTTTTAATTGGTATAATGGACTAATGTCATCATATTTGGTATCGTAAACAAGACCTTTGACCACGAACATGTATTCTGGATTCTGAGCATCTGACAATAAAGCATATACATATTCTCCTCTGGAGAACAATTTGTGTTTTATCATTTGTTTACAAATTTAACTGAATCAAAACGAGCTAATAGATTTTTATCTATTGAGCCATCATGATTAACTATTATTAAATTATTGGAGTGTTCTATTTCTGTAAATTGTGCTAATTCCAAAACCAGAGAGAAGACACCTTCAACAATGTCTTCTTCTAAGTCTTTCATGAAATATGCAAATTTAGGAGATTCTTGTAATTTAGAATCTTCCATGATTTTTGTAATCTTTTTTCGAATATAAAGATTAACAACAGCTGAAGGAGGCTCAGCATTCATAATATCTGACTTTATTAAATTGACTATAATATCGATGTAGTTTACAACGACAGGATATTCAAAGGACTTTGTATACCACACGAAATCACTCTTTGAATTACACCATACATAATCAATTTTTAAAGGCATTACTTAGTTTGCATCGCTTTATAGTGTGCTAATTGCTTTTCAAGTTGAGCTACTTTAACTTTTAGCTCTTCTTGCTTAGGCTTATAATTAGCTCCCCAGCTTATTTTTATTTCTAATTTATTACGATCTTCATCAGATCCCACATCTATTCCCAAATCTAGGACTAGATCGTTAAAAAATTGGGCGGTTCTTTCGAGACCGCCATTTTCCAAGTCGTATGCTATTTTAGCTTCGTATTTTTCACCGGCTGCGTTGATGTTATCATCTTCAATGATTTTCATCACACCGTTATCAACCGGTTCTAGTGTAACGTACATCATAAATTAAGCTGTTTGTCTTGATTTAAAAGATTCTTGTGCTTGTCTTGTTAAGTCTCTAGCCTCTTTTTTGTTTTGTCTGTAATCTTCTTTAGTTGTAGTTACTGCGATTCTCCAAGCTTCTAACATTAATTCTGTTTCAGCTTCGTTATAACCAGTAGCAACTAAGTTTTCTTTTACAAGAGTTTCTCTTTGAAGTAAGAATTCATAATTTGCTTTTTCTACGGCTTCAACATTAGCTGCGTGAATTTTACGACCTTCGTCTTGTCTAGCTGCATACCATTGTACTGCAGTTGGATTAAAACGACTGTACATGTTTTTGATTTTAAGAAATCCTCTTTGTTTAAAAGCCCAACGGCGTTCTTTTCTATTTGGCATAATATTTGTTTATGAAAGTGTTAACGTTTGATTTAATTTCTTCTTGTACTCTATCTATACTAATTTGGGAGAGTATCATTTTTGCAATAGCTTCTTTAAGATCTTCTTCTTCAACTTCGGCGGTCATCACAGCAAACATAGCTTCTGATGGAATATTAACTGAAATTTCCAAGGGGAAATTAGCAGAATTCTTTTTGCTAAGAGTTTTTAACATAGACACCAAAGGATCTGCAATTTCTTTAGCTTCTTCTTTTGGTTGTTTAGCAGTAACTGTAATACTTGGATCAATTTGACCAGTAATAGCCTCATTAATTTTGGCATGATCGTTTGAGCCAATAAATGTATTTCCTCGATACAATCTAGTTGTATCTGGAGTAGTAGAAGCTAGATACTCAGATGCTAAACTTAAATTACAACGAGTTCCGTCTGTAAAATTAATCCATTGATCGTCAATATCTTCAACCTCCAATTTATCACCAACTCTATCAGATTTAACCCACATTAGCCAATCACCTGGATTGATTAATGACTGTTCTGTTTGTTCAGTTTTTTGTTTTTGTTTAGACATAAGTTTCTTCTTGAATATATTTAGTATGTTATACACGTTTAGTATACATTGTTTAATTTTCACGCATTTTATGATTTTCATAAACTTTATCGATGAAATCAATGGATTCTTTGCTACCTATTCTTGCATCAGGATTGAAGAGATAAATCTTTAGAAATTGACTCTCGCCCATTTCAACTAATAGTTCTTTTAATTTATCAACTTCCGGTAAATATCTCTTGTTAAAGCTCATTATCTTATGGTTTTTATACGTTTCTTAATATCTGCAGGAATGTAATCCTTCTTATTTATTAAACTTTGGAAGCACGCATCCAGAACATAAGTGACAGCCCAATCATCTTTTGTTCTAACTGATCTACCAACACCCTGTAAAAAAGAGATGGCAGTTTTCCAATCATACCAATCTGGCATGTGGTTCATTTTAGCTTTGATTAATGGATCGCCTAGTGACGGATATGGTACTTTAAAGAATATTTGAAAACGACTAACATCGTCTTTAAGATCTAATCCCTCTAGAATTGAAGGACCGATTAAAATTTTATCTTTGGAATTTTTAAACTCATTTAAGGCAATAGCCTTTTGTTTGCTATCAGCATAATTAATAAGTCTCATTGATTCACTACTTTGTTCTAGAATTCTTTTACTAAATTCATAGGATCCAGAGTGAATGATACCTCTTTGACCTTTGTGTTTTGCCAAGATTTTATCAAGCATCTCAAGAACAGGCGCAAAGCTTTTTTCCTTTTCTTTCATTGAAAGTCTGTACTTATTGATAAAAACAACGGGAGATTTTTCATAATTGAAGTCATTACCAAGTCTAATAAACTTGGCATTTGTAATTCCCATGATTCTCATATAAGTAGCAGGATCCCCGATAGTGGCACTCATAAAGACTTTAAAATTTGCCTTGGCATGTAAGTACTTACGAATCA